ACTCCAGGTATGCCAGATATATCGCCCTTATCTAGTGTTGCACCAGCTAAGCGACGGTCTACGTAAGGGAACCATTCTTTAAGATACTTTACTACATCACGTTCTGCTTGGCTACCCTTAGCCTTAGACGCTGAACTCATACTGGCATTTCTACTTGTTGGTAATCTTTATATGTATCTTCTAAGTACATAGAGCCTGGTTCAAAACTTAAGCTAACGTATGTGTTACCAGTTTGGTCAGCTTTACCGTAACGATTTTTTACTGGTGCTACACATAGGTAGATATCTTTACCTTCATGCATTAGCTGTTGACCAACTGTTAATACCATTGCAGGTATCTGATTGACCATACCTTGTAGAGATGAACGTGGTTGGCATGGCCTACCTTCGTATCCTTCTTTAGTATGGTGCAGTACTAACACACATGCATTGGTATCCCTTGCTAGGTACTTAAGTTCTTTCATTGCTGCTCGCATACCAGAGAACTCTTCATGTCCATCCATTGAGATGTCCATTAAGTTATCAACAACTATAAGGGTAGGACTTCTACCCCACATAGTCTCGAATGCAGCAACCTCTTCATCTAAATCTTTAAGTGTAGGGCTAGGTTCAAATGACCAATACAAATGATTGTTGTTAGCAAGTATAGACTCAGCAGTATCTGGATTATATTTAAGTAGATTCTCCGCTTGCTGTTGAGTCATCTTACCTGACATAGCAATCAATCGCATAGCCATGGTGTGTGCATTAGTATCAGCTGAAAAATATAATGTAGGTTGTTTTAATCTTGCAGCAATATGTAATGCAATAGAACTCTTACCAGCACCAGGAGTGCCAGCAATTACCGTAACTTCTGCACGTCTAAGTATCATACCCGCACGTTCAAAGGCTTGAAAGGGAGCCGGTAAAGGCTCCCCTCCTACCTCTGATTTACGTACGCTACGTCGTAGTGTCTTCATCTGTCCCACAATCTGTCTCTAGTTGTGTGCCACATTCTTCACATGTACTTGCTTCACATTCTATATCGGTATCATAATGTATGTCACATTCGTCCCATATTATAGGAGCATTACAACATTGAGATAGTTGTGGTGCCTCAGGGAAAGGTATTACTTCCCCCATTGTTACTTGATTCTATCGGCTAAGAATGTATTCCACTCTGGCTCATGCTTGAGTACATAGATAGTCTTACATTTATCTAGTGCACCTCTAGCAGATGGGCAGAAGTATCCCTTATAGATACCACCATCCTTGCTTGGACCTTGAAGTGCAGTCATCTTACCGTGAGGACATGTGCGCCCCCCACCTAACGATTGTGTTGGAGGGGCTTGATTAAAAGGTGGTATCTCCTGTGCATTAAGCGTTTGTTTAGCGTATGCAATAGCATTCGGAGCTTGAGATGGCTTGGCTATAACTTCTAGTTCTGTTATAGCAGATTGAATACTTGCTAAGGATGTAGCAACTAATTGGTCTAGTTCCTCACCCGTGTTAGCACGTACTGTTAACTGCGTACCAGACGCAGTTCTTATGTTGATACTGATTGGTGCTTCTGTACTACTCATCCTTCTCCTTTGGTGTATACCACTCACATTGTGCAGTATATCCGCACATTATACAGTGGTCGAAGTTCGGTAAAAATATACCTGACTTCCTTGCTTTGTCAAACATATCTACCAACGTCTCGACCTTGCTGTCATTCAGACCAGCAAGGTCGTGCGGTGGAGATAATTCTCCCTTACGTGCCATCCAGTAATAACCTTTGGTTATGTTTAACCCAAACTGTTTACGTATTCCATACGCGTAGAAGGCCAACTGTAATGAACTATGCGGTGTTGTCTTACCTGTTTTTAAATCTACAATTACGTATTCTTTATTGAAGCTATCATAGAATACCCGGTCGATTGCCATCTTAACCGTCACGCCATTGACTACTGGTGCTAGCTCTAATTCAATTGCCAATGTCCCGTCGTCCAGTTTAGCGATTGACATGTGGGTATTTTCCTCACGCCATTGCACCCAGTTCTCCAAGAATTTATATCCATTTGCATACCACCACTCTCCACCTTCTGGATTGCGTGACTTCATTGCAGCCATGCGCCAATTGGATGTGTCGTCTAAATTATATTCTTCTCTTTCATTAGCAGTAGCCTGCCACCATACGTTCCAATGTTCTAGTACATTCATTTACATGCCGTGCAATAATTAACAGTACGGATATTTTTAACATGAACAAAGAATGGAGTACCGCAATGATGGCAATTAAATAATACAAATATCTTTTCCTTTTTCTGTACTACAAAAAAAGGATTACGAATTCTTATTCTCATGGATTTAATCTATCCCATTCTTCAGTCGCTTTATGTACGGCTGAACCTCCATAGAACCACCACGCTGGTAGCTCTGCAATTTTCTGCACTCTGCTTAAATAATATTTCCATCCGCATGACAACCACTCAGTAAGTGATGAGTATGAAACATGGATAGGTAAATCGTGGTCATCAATCTTAATCATTGTACTCCTTAGTAAGGGCTGAACTAGAAGAAAGTAGAGCAAGCCTAGCCCAGCCTTTACATTATACACCACGGTAAGGACACTAGAAAATGAATGAAACTAGTGCCCGTGTAGTGTACCACTAGAACGGGATAGCGTCCTGTTCTAGTCTCTTTATGTGTCCTACCCTACCATCGGGGTAACCACATTGACATAGTTCAGCAGTGTTACAACAATCAAAGCATGAGCCACACCAGGTACATGTACCAAAGCTTTCGTATAGCTCGGCTTCTGATATCATTGCACTGCAATTAAAACATTCTTGTGCTTCTGCACCTAATTTATCTTGCTTAACTTTGCTGTTGCCTAGTTTATTATACCTAGCCCAGCCATACTCATCATCCTCATAGTCACCATACCAACCGTTGTACCGACCAGTAACATTTGTACTAGCGTATGAGTATCCTAAGTTGCATGTGTCATTAGACCACCACACACCATCATCATCTTCTTTACCTAGTCCAGCATTGATTAGGTACATAGGATGTTTAGCAGCTGGGTCAATTGTAATTACACATAACTTAGAACCATCCGTGTAATCTTGTAACATATCCCATACGTAATCATCATCTAATGCAGTGACTCCGCCTAGTCTAGGTATTAATTCTTCAGCGAATACTTTACTATCACTGCGGTCATCTTTCTCTGGTATAGCAATAGGTAAGATACCATTGTGTCCCAGATAAGTACGGTCATCATGACCTATTGCAAACGGATGGCAATTCTCTAGAGTACGAGAACCATGGGTAGCAAATCGAGCATGCCACATAGCGTAGCCATCAGTATAGATAGCACGTAATGCTAAGAACCTATTGATAGATTCATCTGCGTCCATGCTTTTCTCTACTATGATTCTGTTCTCATTAGGCACGGCAATGGCAAAGCCAAAGCCATGCGGATTATTTAATGCAGAGTTCTCCATCTTATCTCTAGATGGTATAACTCCTGGTGGTATCACGCATAACATACACATAATTAGTCCTCTCTACTTTCACTTTGTGTATCGGTATTGAATGAACGATTGATTGTTTCAAACAAGTTAGGGTACTTGTCATTGTTAGAACTGACATAGCCTACATACCTCACCCAAGAAAATGGTTTATCTTTGGGGATTATCTTAAGCTCACGAGTATATTCAACCACTGATTGAACAAACTCTAAGCCAGATAATACTCTTGGTATATGTAATGAGCCCTTGAATACACGAACTTCTAATGTATTTTCTGGCTCAACATTGACGGCAGCATACCTGCCGTTAGATTGATTCTTGTACTTAACCTTTGGAATAATTTTACCTGCGTCAGAGAAGCTAGCATAGTTAGTACTACGACCAGCAATCCTCTGTACTTGGCGTTGATTATCATAGATTAATTTTATGAATCTAATCTGGTGGTCGTCATCATTGAATGCAGTACGACTTACATGCACATGCAAACCACAAGTGCTAGTGTTCCAAGACCTGAACTGTAACCTCTTGAGTTTAGTTAACATATCCCAAGGAAAATTCTTTTGGTATTCTTCAAGCGTGTGAGGATGAGAGACAATCTCAAAGCCACATTCTAAAGAACCATCAGTCTTAAGATAGCCACGATACTTACGGTTAGGTATCGGATTCATACTAAGAAATGCTAGTTCAGCACCAGTAGTATAGTTATTATTGGTATCTTCTATCTCTAATTCAAAGCCAAGATAGTAATTACCTGTACCCCAGAACCTAGGGTCTGGTTTATAGTCATGACTCTTGACGTACTCACTGTATTGTCTACGTCTTTCGTCGCAACTATGCCCATCTTCTTCACCATATTCTGTACCGCAATCATCACATTCAATTGAGGCATTGTAACAATCACCACACCTAGTGTCATCATGATAGCTAGACCAGTAGTAGTTATCAACGTCCCTATTTAGTTGACTACATTCTCCGCATGGTACCCATTCAGGGTATTCATCCTTCCAATTAGCTGTACATGTTGGACAATTTATTCTGCCTTCAATGTTTTCCATCTTGACTTGAGGGGCAGATTCCATTCGCATTCTAGGCCAACGGCTACCTAAAAAGTATTTGTTACAATTCTCACATGCCATAGCACATCTTTTATGACCGTAAACTATTTCAAGTAAGTCATTGTCATAGGATATTCTTTTAGATATTTCTACCTTTGAGAATCTACCATTCCAAGTTTCATTACGACCAGATGTTTCATCTGGTTCTACATATATGTCTTCACATATACTACATACGTCGTGTATGGTGTCAGTAACAACATCACTTGATGTCTCTACTACATCAGGCATTGCATTTCCTTTCTGTTAATACCAACCGTGTTTACGGTGGTGTGTCCAAGCAATAGACGGGCGTCCATACCTATGTTCTATGTAAGCCAGCCCACGCTCAATCTGCAGCGGGGCTGGCACTTTAGGATTCAGTCCTAATATTTGTGGTATACCGCCCGCATGTTTACCTGTGTGCCTATCTGCACTCTTATTGAAAGCTTCACTTCTCCAATTAGATTCAGCAGTCCACAATTTATTTAAAGCTATGAACCCTGACGAGTTCCATTCGTACGTCATGTACATGTATGCACGTGCATAACTCTTAGCTATACGTGGTGTCCAATGAGAGTTAGGTAATGTCTTACACTCTGGCAGATTAGCTACTGCCAATGCGTGTGTCGATGATGGATATCCAATCAACCCAGTAAAGATTAACCAGAAAGAACTTAAGAGAGATAGAGCACGCTTAACTTTATCTTTCATTCGTCCTCCCACATACGGTCAGGTAAACCTGAGTCATCCTCATCACACTTACATTCTTCTTGGTCACAACCATTGCATGGTTTAGTATCTAGTGCAGCTTTATCACCTTGTAGATACATAGGCTCACTCATTAGTTGTGAACTCCATACTTCCAGCACACATCCAGCACTACTTGATTAAGTAAGTTGATGAA